CTAGCGTGCGGCGGCTTTGGCACCTTGCTCGATGTCTACGCCTTGGGCAGCCAACCACGCATTGACTGAGCTGTCATCTGGGCTCGCAGGCCACTGCACAGCGTCAGGAATGGCGGCGGTAAGATCAATGCGGTTCAATTGAACGCGGTATGTCTTCCAAGCCTTTAAGAGCGAAACCTCTTTGTCTTGGGCGATCTCTAGATCTACTGCATCCTGTAACGCGCCAATTTGAGTGCCAGCGAACTGCATCAGTAGCGTCCGCCTATTGGTCGCGGCCTCCCGTGCTGAAGCATTCTTCGCAGCCTCGTCCACGTGCCACTCTCCATCCTTCCATTCATCAAACTTCCCTGGCGCCACCAGTGTCACGGTTGATGGCAGAGCCCCCAGGCTGGACCACTGCGTAGGTGATCCGTCAGTCGTGCTGTAGACAGTTGCTCCGCGATGGTCTTCGACGACAGCCCAGGCCCCACTTTGCCGGACAATAGCCTTGTTCGGCACGGCGGCAGGTGGCTCATCGAGATAGGCGTGGGCCGGTGTAATCCAAACATTCGGCTCCAGCGGGCTAGGATCTGCCAAGGTGGTTCCAACCAGCTCCATAGTATCGGGGTGAGCGCAATAAACGCTCGGCGCTGTCAGGCCTACCCACCAGGGCGGTGACGGAGACTCGATCTCGGTTGAAAGGTCGTCAAGGGCCTCGGGCAATGATTCGATGTCTTCTTTCGGCATGTTTGCCTCTCGTCAGTACTTGATGCAGGCCAGCAACGCGACGTTGCGGGGACGCGCCTCGCTGCCCCCGTCGGCCGCAATTGTGGTTGTGTGGGTGTGGGCACCAGCCGTGCTTGTCGCCATAGTTGAGGTGCCGTAGCGGTTTTCATCACCGAACACAGCGTTATCGCTGGCGCCCAGCTGCGCACCGTCGTTGTTCCAGGTCATCGTGTGGTTGTGAGCACCGGCCGAGGTCATACTTGCGGCGTGAGCGTGGCTAAGGTTCTGACTGGCCTGGAAACTTCCAAGCGCTCGCCCACTATCCACGCCACGGCCATCGTCCCAGCCGCGGACGAACTCGCCGCGAAGATCTGGCAGGTTGAACGTGGTCGAACCATCACCCGCCCCAAAAGCGGTGCCTATGGCTGCGAAAAGGACCGCATAGGTAGTACGGCTAACAGCGGCACCATTGGCCTTGAGATAGCCAGTGGGAGGTGTACTCATTGCGAAGTAGTCTAAGGCGCCCGCTCTCTCGCCGATCTCGTTACCGACCCACCGGGTAGAAGCCGCGTTGTTACTCCGATCCCCCGATACTACGGTCAGGGTCTCCAGACCGGCAGACATTGCAACTCGACCGTTTGACAGGCTCACCGCGAACGGACGAAGGGCACTCCACGTTCCGTAGGGATCGTCCTTGGCAGTCAGCAGCAAATACAGGGCGGTTCCATCATTTCGCCAGAAGGAACCATAGCTACTACCGACGTGCCGCCAGCCGTTCGGATTAGATGTTTGCACCTCGCCATTGAAACGTTTTACGCCGTTGGCTACCTGATCCCCTTCACTCGTAAGGATCTGACCAGTACGGCCAGCAGGAAGTGAGGCACCACCCAATTGCACTACGCCATCGGTTGATATTCCTAGCCACCCCTGTCGCCGGTCCTTGGTGGTATCGCCAGGCGGCGTGTAATAGAAACGCGCGGCCCATCCGCCTGCACCGTCTTGAACACCTTGGTAGGACAAAACGGTATAACCGCCGCTGTTGGCCATCTCCAACGAGACGTTGCCGGTCGGCTCTTGGTTCTGTAGGTAGACGTTTTTCCAGCCGTTGGCAGAGGACTTGCCGGCCAACCAGTGATAGATCTCAGTAGCCAGATCGGCGAATCGACCACCCGTGGCCACCTTGGCCAACTGATCAAGATAAGACACCTCACGCCAGGGATACCACGTGGCGTCATGCTTAACCCGGAATAGGGTACGACCACGCCCAACGCCACCCGCGCCAAATACTTCGGTGGTCTCCTGGACGATTCGACCCGCCATGCCATAGGTCAGGGTCTCAAAAGCAACTTGAACTGCACCGGTGCTGGTAACCGCGGGGTAGTTAAGCGCAGAGGCGTCAGTCTGGCTTCCTTCGAAGCGCGTGATAGTCCCCAGCGTCGCATCGTTGAGATTGAGTTTGGAGCCATCCACGGCCGCGCCCCCGATCCCGTAGGCGTTCGAAATTGCCTTAGCGATGGCCTTCACGGCTGCACGTAACTGGGTGTCGTCGTCGGCCTTGGGTGCCAAGCCTGCTTCCGTGAGCAGGCCTACCAGTTCGCGCTGGATGCTATTGAGCCAAGCCGCCTTGAGTTGCGTGGCTTTGACGCCCCCAGCGGCGCTGCCTTCGGTGAACTCTCCATTGGCATCGGCCGTGGAGGTACTGCTACCGATCTTCTGCATTACGTGGCTCCATAGCCGAAAATAAGGGTGGTATGAGCCGGCTGCATAGCGCTGAGCCGGCACTCCAAAGACTTGTTTCCCCAAACGGCCAGCGCTTCGCCTGCCGCCGCGCTACCCGCCTGAGCAACGAAGACGTTCACGGCCTGGGCGTTGATCATCCAGGCAGAGGTCCAGCCGTCGCCGTGAATGGCGTCGCCGGCCACCGCAACGCCGGCCCGCGCGGGTCGGAATTCGGTGATGGTGATGGCGTAACCAAGGCTAGCGGCGAGCTGGATAAAGAAGGCGCGAGACTGGCCCCCTAGGCCACGCAGCTTGGCCATGACAGCAGCGATGCGCTGGCGAACGGTCAGCTCCTCCGAGACCACGCAGGGGTCCGGTAACCCCAGCACGCGCTCCCACTCCGCCAAAGCGGCGCCGGAGTCGGGCCAGACCTGTTCATAGAGGTGGTCACCGTTGTTCTGCGCACTATCAAGCGCTGTACCTTCGGCGCCGAGCAGTGAAGCCAGCAGCGGTCCAGCACCGTCATAGGCCACGGGCGGGAGTAGCAGACGAAGCTGAGTAGCGAGGCTACTCACGACATCAGTCCGAGCGTTAAGGTGCCAGGCCTAATCCACCCAACGGCGCCGGGGACATCGGTCGCCGCGACATTGCCGGTGGGCGTCAAGACGCTGTAGTCCGCTACGCCAGCCAGGTTGCCCAGCACAGTGCCAATCCGGCTGCGCTTGAGTAGCGCACCAGGTGCGAGCGAGCTTAGCTCTTCGCTATAGGCGGTCTGAGCGGCCTTCTGCACATCGGCCAACGTGTAACCACTCGCTAACTCGATGTTGGCGGTCGCATTGACGGTGCGAATGAGCGGCGCATAGACAAAGACCTCAGCGGTCGCGGGCCGTAAGTTGTCGATGTAGGCAGCACAGGCGGCAATGACTTGGTCAGATGGCGCACCGTTGGCGCCAGTGATCACCACGTCTACAGTGTCGGGTCCGCGCCGCTTTGGTAGCACTGTTGCATCGGCTACACCGTCAACCTCTTTCGCCCAACGTTTGTAGTCGTAGCTAGCGCCCCCGGCCGGAGGGTTGCGAAGGAGTTCGAGCAGGCGCACTAGCAGTGCGGCTGGACTCTCGATGTCCGACCCGCCAGTGGTCGCAGTGCTCAGGCTCGCCATGGCATCTATACCCAGCGGCGGGCTGGTCACAAGCACCGCACCAGCAAGTGCGTTCATAGCCACGCCTGTGGTCTGGGCAATGACCGGCACCAGCCCCGTGCCGGACACATCGATGGTCACCGCCGCCGTCGACACGAGAACAGTCGCGCTAGCCACATGCTTGAGGGTTGCGCTCAGCGGGAGGGTTATGCCCTGGGTGCCAGTGATAGTCACGGTGCCAGTCGCGGCGACAGCAGCCTTTTGCTGAAGCCCTCGGTTCGCCGCATGGTGCAGCAGCTCGTTCTCGTCCGAGGTGTCCGGAAAAATCTGCCGGTAGATCCAGGCTTGATGCTGATACAGGCCCTCGATAGCAGCGGCCACAGCGGCGCTACGGATGAAGTTGTCCGAGTCGCTGCCGATGTCGGCGTCCGGCAACTGGCTGCGAATGTCACGCAGGATGCCGTCGCGAATAGTCTCGTAACTGGGCGGTGTGAAGGCCATCAGATCACCCTGACATTGTGCTGGAAGGTCCGCGCCTGGCCATCCGCCTGAGTCGCTTCGATCACAAGCCGCAGCCAGCCGTCGTGCAGCTGCTCGTAGGCGATTTCGATAGCGAGGGCGCGGCCGTCATCCAGCAACGGCTTGAGGGCGTCCCGCGCGTACTGTTCGGCCAGGCGACCAACGCGGGGGCGATCTTTTTCACGGCGCAGGGTGTAGAGCAGCGATCCCAGCGTGGCGTCAGCCCAATAGCTGCCCAGCGGGATCATTAGTCGGAGATAGATGGCATTGGCCAGCGAGTCGATGCGCTCGCCGGTCAAGTCGCCTGAGGTGGGGTCTATGCCTGCGTCCATAGCAGGCATGGTGGGTAAAATAGCAGCTAGAGAGAGTTTCTTAAGCGCTTAAGAATTGATACTCGCAAAGTAGGCGCTAGATGCCAGCTGCATGTCCTCCTGCTCGGCAATTTCTTCTTCTGCATCTGGAGACCCCGCTGCGCGGACCGGACGCTCTGCGATGAGGCTTGTGACATCGCTCCATTCTTCCATACGGAAGACATGAACTCGCTTAACGTAAACGCAGAAGCTGGGTGCAAGGGTTTTAAGGGCGCCCTGGAGCTTCATAAGGGCCGTAATTGGATCTTGCTCGCTCTCAGTATGGTACAGAGAACCTTGAGGGTGTGCGGTAAAGCCACAGCTAGACAAAGCCTGCGGGATTTCAGTCTGGTAGATCCGAGTTTTCCCGGCAGCCGACACTCCATTGGCCGCCATTGCAGCTGTGTCCAAATCGAAAGCGATCGCGTATTGAGCCATGGCTGTCTCCTTGATAAACCATCACTAGAACCTTGATAGTAGCTGCAAATTTACTGCTGTGGAGTGGCTTTAGGTCCAGAGCCATGCACGTGAGAGTTGTACAGCTCGCGGTCGGCTTGCATGGCACGTACCTTATCTTGGATGTCACCGGTGGCTTCCACTAAAGGGGTATCCAGCAGCACCTTGGTCTTGGCCCGGACCACTAGGGTATCGGTCACGACCTCAATCAAGCGCCCCCGCTTGAGGTGGATACAGTCGCCCTCGTCGGTATAGAGCGCTACCTCGCCGTCCACTAACGGCAGTCGATACCGGCCATCGGCGGTGGCCACGACCACCGAGTGCTTGGTGCTTCCGCCCAGGGGCAGCACGACGAACTCCGCCCCGGCCAGGGGTGCCGAAGTAAAGCCGTAGTGCTGCATCAGCTCCCCGCTGACGCGCTCACCGGCTAGGCCCTCCATTTCCACTCCAATCTGAGCGCCGGAGTGGTTGTTACGCGCCGCAATAGCCCGGAAGGCCTGGCGTATGCCACGACCAGCGCGGTCCGCTTGATGACGCATCGTGTTAAGCAGACTCATAGCGCGTGTAGCTCCTTGATGAAGTCGGCATTGGGATCGGTCTTGCGCTTCTTCTTGAGCTTGTTGCCATCGAGCACCCAGGTCTTGTCTTCTCGCAGCCGTAGCTCACAGGTAGCCCCCTCACGACGGGTAAGGCGCAACGAGCGCGCCATGAGGAAGTAGGTGCCATCCAGTCCGTGCGGCTCGCTACGGACGATGACCCGTTGACCCGGCGTCCACACCGCGCCATTGCCTGCGCGATACCCCTTAACCACGGCGCGAATCTCCAGGCCTTCCAGGCGGCTATCGGCGAGCAGCTTGCGGGCGCGCGCCTGGCTCATGTCCTGATTCTCGCACGCCGTATCGACCACCACTTTTGGCCGGAAGATGCCCCGCTGGGCCAGGGCGGTGTCCTGGACGATGGTGCGTAGCTGAGCGCGCGTGGTGTCATAACCGTCGCCATCGAACTGGCCGTGCTGGCCCAGCACGGTGACCTGACTGTAACGGCCAGGCATCGAGCGGCGCAGGGAAAGACGTTCTACGTTGTTGCCCTGGCCGTCCTCGTGCAGGATCAACGTGGCGACGGGTGTTGCGGTGTAATCCGGGCCACCCACCACGAGCCTGCCGTCTGGCTCCATCCACGGCCATAGCCCATTGGCCTCGGCAACTTGCAGCAGCGCCTCCCAGGCACTTTGGCCCGGCTCGATCTGGATGCGCCGGCGCGTCGCGGCCTTGTCGGCCCGTATCTCGATCTGACTGATACCCAGCGGCTTGACCACCTGCTCGACGATGTCCGCAAGGCTCGCTTCGCGCATGGCTACAAAGGGCGTCGAGCAGTCCACCAGGACAGCCGCGCGGTCCCGGCCATTGATACGAATGGTGCGGCCTTGGCGGGAAACGTCTAGCTCCACCTCATCCACCACGCCCGTCAGCACGCGATCATTTCCCAGGCTCAGGGTGCAAGGCGATCCCTCTTGCAATTGCGCCGGGAGCGCCACGGTGTCGCGGGTGAACAGCTCAAGGTGGAAGGCATCAGCAGGGGTCAGCAGGTCGCTTTCCACTGACCAGCCGTCCCACAACTCGTGCGCATGGTTGCCGATGGCCAGGCGGATCTGTTCTAGGGTCTCATTGGGCGTAGGCACGTAAGACCTCTCCAGCCGCGATGGTTTGCGGCGACCGCAGACGCGGGTTAAGGCGCAGCAGCTCCAGGGCGCGGCTATGGTTGCCGTACCATCGGTGGGCCAGCAGCCGCAGATTGGTTTCGCTGCCCACAGTGCGCTGGATCAACGGAGGACGCAGCAGCAGAACCTGGCGAGCAGCGGCTTGAACGATGCCGGCGATGGCCCTCAGCGGCTCGATGATGCGCAGGGCCTCTTCCACACCAAGGAGTCGACGATGGAGCACGATAGCGGCCTGAGTCAGGGCGCGGGTGCTATCCACCAAACCCTCTAATTGCTCAGGGGTGAGCGTCGGCGTTTGGCGCTGCGTATCCAGTACCGCAATGACCGCCGAGGCCTGGGCCAATGCTTCCTCGGTGACGATGAGCAACACCAGGTTCCAGGCTACTGCCGACGCAGGCGGCAATAGGGTATCACTGCCGACGATCAAGCCACCTTCGGGGACATTGGCCAGCATCTCGGCGGTAGGTGCCAAACCCAACCGAGCAGCGGCCAGGACGGCTGTGCCGGTACGGGCGGGCTGAGCTTCTATGGCTTCTGCGCCGGGCAGAGTGAGCAAGAGATTATCTTGGGCGAGCAGCCGCTGGGTGATGAGGCTCAGGGTTACGCTAGACGCCTCGATCACCGTACCGGTAGCGCTGGTGTCCATGGCTGTCGTCGACGTCCCGATGGCAAAGGCACTGGTGCTGGCCCCGTCCAATGTTGCCGGATCGGTATGAGCCGAGATGGCGGCGCGGATCTCGGTGGGGGTACGTTGCAGGTCCAGCAGCGGATCGAATTGAGCCCCCGCCGTCTTGCCCAGCAGGCTCGCCAGGCCCGAGACGATGCCGAGGATCTGGCTGCGCAGTTGCATTAGACGCAGCCCGATACCCGGCAGGCCCAGCAAATTCTCCAGCAGCCCGACCCACCCACCACCGATCCACTGCTGGACCAACGCCACCAAGGCATCGACTTGGCCAAGCAGATCCAAAAGGCCATCCTGCCAGCGCCAGGCATCCTCTTCGGTCAATACCCCAACGTCTACGAACTCGAACTGACGAGCGAAGAAGGGCTCGGAGGCGGAGCGCTCCAGGAATTGCAGGGCGACCTCGGCGTAATCGGGTCGCTCAGCCGAATGGTCAACCTTCCATTGCTGGGTGACGACGTCGAGTCGGCCATAGATGGGGTGGATCAGCTCACCAGGGCCACGCGTATCCAGGGCGGCCAGGAGGTTCTGCAGAGCGATCTCGTAGTTAGGACCAAAGAGGACGACGGTCATGGCAAAGAGCCGCGCCGTCCGGCCGAGGTCTTCCACGTCATCGCCGTCGCGATAGGGCACGCCGTGCTGGGCAAGAGCCCGCTGGCCAGTCAAGTTCTCGGCCATGACTTGCAGCGGTACGCCTCGGAAAGAGGCATCCAGTAGGGTTTCGCTCCAGCTCATCGGCCGCGCCTCGCTTCGATGCCGACCCGTCGCTCGACGTCGGCATAAATGTGGTCACTGTCGCTACGGATCTCGACAACCAGGGGTCTGCCGACCAGGGCTTGGAGCTGGGCGACGTGTTGGCGCAACGCTTCTGCTAGGGCATCAACCGTCAGTTGGCCTTGGCCCTGAGGCGCGAGCGCTGCTGGGCTGGCGGCAGTAGGATCGAGGCGTCTGGCCAAACCCAGTGCCCACTGGGCGGTGGGTGTCCGATCAGCAGGCGCTCGCGCAGCATTGCGAGTGGACGCTTCGGGGCTGGACTCGCTTTGGGCAGTCACAGCCGCGCGCGCGGCGGTGCTCGATGCCCACCGCTGAGGGCCAGAGCCCGGCTGTTCGCTCGCCGTGATGGGCGCCACGCCCACCGCGCTTCTGCCTGGCTGAGCCCTCTGGAGCAGGGTCAGACCTTGAGCGGGCTGGGTAAGGCCGGCTGTGGCCACGTGCTGTGCCCATGCCTGCGCACGGGTGATGGCCACGCCCTGGGGGGTCAGACCCGTTTGCTGCTGGGTGAGCCGCTGCGACTGGTCGGAGACCCAGGCATCCGTGGCATCGGGATTGGCTTGTGCCAGGCTCATCCGGTTGCGATAAAAGGCGCTGTAATAGGTGCGCTGGTCGGGCGTCAGTAGCTTGGATTGCTCGGCCGCGCGTAGGCGACCCTCATCGGTGTTTTCGCTGGAGCCGCCCAGTTGAGTTGAGGCCGCTGCAATAGTGAGTAATCCGATGGGCAATACCCCAACGCCACTGCCGCCGTTCTTAGTGGCGGCTGGAGTGTCTGGCAAATTGACCGATGGTGTACCTGGAGCTGGCCAGTTAGTAACAAAGACAGAGGTAACACCCGCTGCCTCTTCCAGCACTTTACCCACGGCAATTTTCTTAAGTGTCTCTGGTCCGCCGAGGAACTTGTTCAGTAGTGCGCCGCCTCCCGCCTTCAATCCACGACCTGCAAGATAGCCGCCGACGCCTGTGGCGATGCCGCCGCCTAACAGTTGGTCGCCAGAGAGCTTCAAGTCATCGAGCAGGTAGCTACCGAAATCGGCAAAGCCCTTGTTCAGCGGGCCGGCCATGCGGTCAATGGCCTCGCCGAGGGTGGCTTTCATACGGCCCGCCGTGCCGGTGGCGCTGGAAACGTTATCGGCCAGATCCTTTTCAATCACGCCTTTAGCGTTATTGATGTCGCCCGTACTCTTCGCGAACTTCTCTAGACGATCACCCGTCAGGAAAGCTTTAACGCCTTTCTGAGTGTCTTGGTCCATCTTGCCGAAGACGACATCCATAAAGCGGGCACGGGCTTGATCGCTTTTAAGTCCCTTGTATTTGCGTTGCAGATCGACAAAAACGTCTTGAGTATTTCGGACACTCTTATCTTTGTTGAAGAATTGAACGCCCGTAGCATTGGTGACTTCCTTACGGTAGTTGCCATTGTTGAAGGCTCGCAGCGTGGATTGCGCGAGGGTGCCCAGGCGATCTGGCTCCAGCTCGATCAGCGACAAGGTCTCCACGAAGGACAGCGACTGGGCCATGCTCATGCCGGCCGACTTCGCGTCCTGGCCCACCTTCGGGAAAATGCTCGACAGGTTCTTCAGTTCGGCGTTACCCAAGCGGCCCGCGACGATCATCTTTTGCAGGATGTCCACGGCTGCATTGGGCTTTGACAGATCGATGTCGAAGGCACTGGCGCCGGTCACCAGGGCCTTGGCCAAGATCCCGGAGTCCGCACCGGTCACGGCCGTTGCCTGAGCGATGGCCTCGGAACTCGCCTTGGCCTTGTCATAGGACAGACCGCTGGCGATGAGCGTATCGAAGCCGGTCTGGACCTGCTCACGGTCCACGCCGTAGGTCTTGGCCAGCCGCCACTGCTCGCCGCGCCACTCGTCGCGCTGCTCATAGGACATACCCGCTGTTTGCTGCGTGCGGATCAATTGACGATCCAGCTTGGCACTGCCGGTCAGGCCAGACGCGACACCGATGCCCACGCCTAGGCCCGCCAGTTGCCCTTGAGCTGAGGTGCCCAGCGCCCTGATACGGTTAAATTCCTCGCGCACGCTCGCGGCAATGCTCTTGAGCATCCGTAGTTGCGTGCTACCGCTCTGCACCATGCGGCGTAGGCTCGTTTCCGTCCGGTCCACGGACTGGCGCAGCGGGTCAGCGCCTTCGCGCGCGGCCTTGGCCAGCTCGGACTTGGTGGTCTGCCCAGCCGCCTTGCCGACGTCGCCGAGGTGCTTAAGCTCAGCTGCGGCTTGCGCAACGCCCTGACGAAAGACGCTGTTGCCTTGGGTGGCGGCCTCACGCATCGCCTGGCGAATGATCTTGTAGCTTGCCGCGCCCGCCTGGCCGACCTCGCGGAGGTCACTGTAGGAGGCCCGAACCCCCTGGCGGAAGACGCCGTTACCCTCCGTCGCCGCTTCGCGCATGGCCTGACGGATGATCTTGTAAGTTGCGGCGCCCTCGCGGCCTGCCTGGGTGAGCGCCGTACCGGCATTGCCAGCCTCGGTAGTCAACGTCTTGGCGCCTTCCTTGCCCGCTTTGTGCAGGTCGCGATTTAGCTGACCAATCTCACGGCGGCTATCACCGGCATGGGCCTGGATGCGCAACGCAACGCGCAAATCACTAGTCATGTATATGCCCTAATGCTACTTAGATATGAGTGGCCACTGAGCGAGATGAAGTGAGATGAAAGAAGACCCTGATGTGTCTCTACCTGCCGCAATTCGCATACGGGGAGGGGCAAAGAACATCACGCTGATCGATAACCAAACTTATGGGATGACGCTTCTTGATGCAGATGGCGACGTTGAGGGTCTGGTTGCCCAAGGGAATAGGTCCTACATCGATCCGAATCCCCAAGGCTCCCAAAACGACAAGACAGGTCGGTTTCGAAGGTTTATCAAGCATCCGCTTGCGATAGCAGTTTTTGCCGCGATCACAGGAAAGCTCTAGAACCGAATTTCTAATAACGCTTCTTTAGTCCTCAACTTTCCACCGCAGCAAATTGCGTCCGCCTGGCTGGACCTGGATGCGAAACGCGCCGGGTTCAGTCGGATTGAAGCCCAGACGATTCGCGACGCCTGCCAAGTCAGCCTGGAAGGCCGTCATGGGCTCTGGCGCCACTGGCGACAACAGCGCCTCCGTCCGGTGGTAACGCAGTGCGCAATCTAGCGCCTCGAAGGTCGGCAGATCGAGCGGGATCTCGTGGGTTGAGGTCATGGCTTCTTTCTTCCCTTTCGCGTGCTGACGTAGCGGGTGCCCGCTGTTCTCGATTGCCCGGTGAGTAGATCCATCCGTGCCTCGATCTCCGGCCGGGTCATCTGCCGGATCTCGGCTAGTCGGTAGCCATGTCGGACGAGGGCATGTTCGATGCGTCGCCAGACGGCGTTGCCGCGCTCGGCGGCGCCAGCTTTTTTTCCAGCTCAGCATCCGCGTCAGCGACGAGGGCTAGATCCGCTTCGAGCAGGTTCTCACGCAGCAACGCCGTAGTGAGCTGGTCGCCGGGGATCTCACCCAGGCTGAGCAGCTGACGACGATAGACCTCCAGCGTGATCAGCTGCATCGGGCCATTGGGGTGCTCTTCCTGAGCGGCAATGAAGTCGCCCGTTACCCCGGTGCGCAAAGTGAAGCGCTTGTGCCGCATCCCGGCGAAGTAGACGCCGACCGCCAAGTCGCGAGTGATGGTCAAGCCATCCCAGCGCTTGTCCTGCCTTTCTTGTTCGCTCATGGCTTATTCCGTGTAGTAATTGAGCGCGGAGATGGTCAGGTCGCGCGTGGCTTCGCCTTCCACCTGATACTTGCTGCCCAGCTCAGTCAGGCTGCAACCGGTCCAGGTCTCGCGCTTGCCACCGCCGTCTTGGGGATACACGGTTAGCTTGGCATCAACCAGGGCGCGCCAATCCGGCTCGCCAGTCTTGGGGATAGCCACGGAGATCTTGAGGTCGTGCTCCTCGATGCCCTTGGCCGAACCCGTGGCGCGACCGGTACGGTTCATGGTCTTGACCGTCTTGCGACCGGTCTTGAGGGATGGCTCGACGCTGGTCACCTCGTACTCAGTGCCGTTGATCTCCAGCACGATCATCCCAACGAATTTATCCGACATGCTTAGGGCTCCTTACAGCAGCAAATCGATGCGGCCGGCAAAGACATGCAGGCCATTAACGACATCGGCGGGAATCGCCGCGTTGATCCGGTTGACGTCTTGGCCTGAGCGCTCGCACACCAGGGCGTCGGCGTTGTCGTCCACGTTCTCGACGATCTCCAGCTCTTCGCACTTTTTGAGCACGTCCAGCAGCTCACCCCGCACGGCGGCCGGGGTCTTGCTCGACAGCTTGGCGCGCGGGAAGCGAAGTCGAATACGGGCGCGACAGGCCTGGCGCACGTAGTACAAGGTACGCATGGTGGTCAGATCGAGCAGGGACACGTCGGTGGCACCGGCCGCGTTCTTGGTATAGGTGGAGACCGCGCGAACGATCTGCACCACGTCTCCGGCCCCGACCTCCAGCGGCGTCACGCCGTTGGCCAGGCAAGCTTCCTGCTCGGTGCGACCGAGACGGCTAGCGATGGGCGGAACAGGAATGCCGGTCAGCACCAAGGTATTGAGGGGACGTGCCGGATCTTCCTCGGAGGCGATCATGGCAGCGTACGCAGCGGCGACCTGGCGGGCGGTGGCAGCAGTGCCAGGCAGCGCCGCGATGGTGATCGCTCCGGCGTTGAGGCTCGCCGCTAGCGCGGTGGCCGCCGACAGGGTAGTGGTGACTGCGCCCACACCGAGGATGGATTGTTGCTCCATTGAGCTGGTCCAGGTCGCGATGTGGGTGCGCACTGCCGTCAACGCGGTCTGGCTGAACCAGGCGGGAACGATGATGGTGAAACCGCCCTGAGCGGTGGCGGCCAGTGCGGCAGTCAGGTCCGGCTCAGTGCTGCCACTGACGATCACGCCGACGCAGGAGATGGCCACATAGCGGTAGGTGGCGATAGAAGCAGCCACCATCTCGGCCGCGACTGCGCCGAACTTGGTCTTGGCCTCATCGGCGCTGTAGACCTGGGTGGGAACGTTAGCCGCCACGGTGGCGCCGGCATCCAACGGCACGACCAGGCAGATGCTTTGCGCGTTGGTGGGCAGGGTGCGCACCGCGAGGCTGGTGTTGAATTCGAGATAGGCGCCCGGCTTGCGGATGCTGCCGGGGATGGTGTCGAAGGAAACGGGCATTATTCAACTCCCTTGGTGGTGGCTTTGGCACCGCGCGTTGACTTGGCGCTGATGTCTGAGATGGCCTGCGCCTCATCGGCAGACGCAGGCGCAGCTTCGACAGGCTCATCCACGCGGGCCAGCTCGCCAGAGGCGATGCGGCGCAGGAAATAGGCGTTCTCGGGCACCACCACCGGCTCGGCCGGTGCGGGCTGGATGAAGCTGCCCTCGGGATGTTCCGCCGTGGGCGGCACCGGGACCGGGTGTTCGGTTGCGATCACGCGCATTTAAAGATTCCTCAGATCGATGGTGTCTTGAGCAGTGGGGTTGGGATTGCCGGTAGGCACGTGGAACGCAAGATCCACCCCTTCCAGCAGTGGCAATGGCTCTTCGGGCACTTCCCAGTCCAGGTCGATGGCAAAGCTCTGGCCCAGCACCGACAGATGGCTTGACTCGAACTTGCCGTTGACCAGGTTGGCGAACTCGGTCGGTGCCACGCGGGCGCCATCTGGTTTGTGCTGCCAACCGGTCAGCAGGCGCAGGGTGCTTTCCCAGATCCAGTAGCTTCCGGGGTCACTTTTTAGGTCCGTACCCCGTCGGGTCTCACGCTCGCCGCGAACGGACTTGCTGGCGATGACTAGGCGGAAGACCACAGCGGCCTGATAGCGCCGGGCGCCCTTGGGGCGGAAGGCCACCTTGGGCGTGGTAATCAGGATCAGGGGAGTACGCTTGAGCATCTCCACCAACTGATCGGGATCACTCAGTTCGCCGCCGTAGCTGTCCAGAGCCAGGCGCGGGAGCTGATTGCGCAGCTCCGCGAGCCTGGCCTGGATGGCGTCTTCCAGTACGCCCAGCATCACAGCCGTCCCAGGCTGTTACGGTTGAACAACCGAGGCTGATGGCGCACCTGTAGGCCAGACTGGCCCGACTCGGCAGCGCCGCGTTGCGAGTCTTCAGCGGCTAGGTTCTCTAGCCGTTTTAGGATGTCGCGATAGCGCAGGCGCACCGCCGACTCGGCGTTGGCTTTCTCGCCATACAGGTGAAACCGGGTCAGCTCCGGCAGGTCATCCTTGACCCATTCCGGCGCGTCCTCGCCGGGTCTGCGATAACGCAGGTAGAACTGGACCTCGCTGCGAGCGCGGGTCGCGGCATCGGCAATCCGGGCCAATGCCACCACCGCCGTCTTGACGTCCTCGGCATCCCAGCCAGACAGGTCTGCACCCGTGGCGGCCGCTTCCAGCAGCTCCGGTTCAATTGGATCACGGGTGACCGGCACCGACAGGTCCGCCAGTTCCCTGGCTCCAAAGCGGGTGATGAGGGCGATGGCGCTCGGCAGCGAGAGGTTCATGCGTTGTCGCCTTCCTGCTTGCTAGCGTCCTTGCTGGCCTTACCACGTGCCGCCCTGCCTCCAGCCGAATGCTCGGCCTTCACAGGCTGTGGGTCAGCACCAGGTGCTTGAGGAACTGGCGCAGCCGACGCCGCGCCCGCCGCCGCTTCAGAAGTCCCGGCAGCGTCGCCGGCCGTGGAAGTGCCTGCATTGCCGTGCTCCAGGGTCAAGGGATGAGCCAGGGTGAAGCGCTTGAGTAGACCGAGGACGTCCTCTTCCTTGAGGCACAGCACGCCCTCTTGAGCGGGGTCTGCCCGCTCCAGGGATCGCAGGTCGAGCAGGATCAGCTCGGGGATGCCGACGTACTTGGCATTGACCTCGGTCACGCACTGGAGCAGCGCTTGAACCACGTCCTCGGAGTCGGCCAGGCGGCTGGTCAGGGTCTCGACCAGCTCTTCCGACACGACCAGGCGCCCCTTCAGCGAGTCGACCATGTTGCTCAGCAACTCATGCTGCTGGTCGGCCGCAATCAAGCTCAGCTCTTCGGTTGACACGTCGACAACGCCTTCGACGACTACTAATTGCGGCTCTTGGCGGAACGCCTTCAGCTGCGCCTCGGAGAAGTAGCCCTCGGGATAGTGGGTGCCGGCGGCCGAGTGGGCGATGCCACCCCGGCGGAAGCCATCGATCTTCGCGGTAATAGTGACCCCGTCCATTTAGGCCACCGTGCCGGTCGAGCCGTAGGCCATCTGCCAGAAGCCATAGCCACCCGCTGCCCGCGCTTCCGCACCGAACTTGTATTCCTTGCGGCTGAAGACGTCGTCGGCCTCAGGGTCGGTCTGCTGGACGAAGACCGGCGCCTTACGCTCCTGATAGATGAAGGGGCGCACGGGCTTGCTGGTGTCCAGCAGAAACCAGGCGGTGTCCGAGGTCAGGCGCGACTCGACCACCAGCTCGGCGGTGCCCTTGTACGGATTGGGCTTGCCGTCTTCCAGGCGATCCACGGTCAACAGTGCACGGGCAGTGTCTTCCAGGGCCGGGGGCACCAGCAGCACGGTGGGGCTGACGTTGATCGGGCGGCCATCCTCGTCCTTGAAGCGGCGCATGGCGGTACGGGCGGCGCCATAGCTTCCCTGAGCAGCGGCCAGGGTCGCGGCGCTCAGCGCCTTGGTACCCACGTTGCTGACGCTCGCACCGGCCACCGGGTGGTCGACATCGAAGAAGTACTGGCCGTCGTAGCACAGGGCGGTAAAGCCGTTGTTCACCAGCTCATAGACGATCTCGTCCGGCAGCTGCTTGGCCGAGAAGCCCGCCATCTGTGCCTGGGGCTGGTAGATACCCAGTTGATCGTCTTCGATGTGGTTGCGGTTGACGGCGACCGTGGCTTCCCAGTCTTCGTTGACGACTGAATAGCTGTAGGCCTGAAGGTTCTTGACGTGCTTTTCACCGACCCAGCGACGCATCTTTGGGAAGGCGCTCAGCCAGGCATAGAGGTTGCTGCCGGTGGACGACGGCACCTTCATGGCGATCTTGTCCCAGGTGCTGGGCGCAGCCGCGAAGGCATTATTGAACAGTGTTTTCAGGGCGACGAAAGCCGCTTGGATGGAAGACTTATTGACCAACATGCGCGGGGCGCTCCTTCGTGGGTTACTCGATCCAAACGCCGTCGGCGTCGATGCCGGTGATACGGCCAGCGGCGGAGCGCTTGCCGGTGTCGTCCGTGGCGCCGACGGTCTGGTCGTCGACGATGTAGGCGGTCTTGAACAGCTGGGCCTGGGTGATGGTCCCGTCGTTGGCCCACTTGAAGGCTTCGCCACGACGTACCGGGACGCGTACCGCACCCGCAGCGCCGGTGGCGTTGTCCACCGATTCCTCGGCGCGACCGACGTAGCTCAGGCCGGTGGCGACCTTGCCGGGGGTGGCAAAGCCGGTGGCGTCGACCACGACCAGGGAGCCGGCATAGATGCGGGTGCCGGCTGCAACGGCCAGGGCCAAAAGGCCAATGCCGCGCATAGGGGTGTTGCGATCAGCGGTGAGCGCCATGGCTTAGGCCTCCTGGCTCTTGAGGGTCTTGGCGAACTCCACCGGGTCCATGCCGAACTGGGCGCAGACGGCCTGCTGTTCGGCATTAAGGGCGGTGGCGGTTGCCTCGTTGGGTTTGCGGTTTTCCAGGCCGGAGGCGTCGCCTACAACCGGAGCGGCAGCGACGAAGGCACGGAAGCGGTCCAGGCCGCCCTGTTCGGAGCAGGCCGCACGGTGATAGTCGGCGGTGGCCGGGGTGATCTTGCCGGCCGTGAGCGCCGCCTGGATCTCGGTCTCCACCGTGGCCGTATGCTGGGCCTTTTGGTGGGTGGCAAGGGCTTGCTCGGCATTGGCAGCGCGCGTGGTGAGAGCGTCGTAGTCGGCGCGCGGGACGTAACGGTCCAGGCTCGGCTGCTCGCTGTTCTTGGCGGTTGCGGTGGCCTTGAGCTGGGTGGCAGCCGAGACGGCCTGTTCTTCGGTGGCGGTCTCGGGCAAGCCGAGTAGCGCCAATAGCGCAGCGGAAATCTTCACGTCTGTGGACTCCGGGGTGGGTTGTTCATGGTTGAGGGCAGTAAGAAAGAGATTCGGCTTGTTTGTCAGGCCGAGAGAGACCAAGCGCCCGATGCGCAGGGACGTCGGGTCGTAGTCGAAGACGGGGGAGAGAAAGCGGTATTCCTTGGTGGCGACTTGCGCGCCACCGCGCGGGGTCCATTGGACGTGGCCCCAAAGAGCGCCCTCCCGGATCTCCAGCTGGTCGATCCAGCCAGCGGCCGGCGCTGGTTCGCCATTGGGCGCTTTGATCTCGGAGGCGTGCTCCCAGTCCACCGCCAGGTCGATGCCACGGGTGGTGAAGGCGTCGACCACCAGGCCTTGGCTCAGCTCATCGAACAGCCAGAAGCGGCCGTCGCGCCCGGTGATCGCCGGACCGGCTGGAATCAGCTCCACCCACTCCGGCGCAGCGCCCTCGGCTTGGGGCTGCGTGGAAAGGTCAGTGTTGAGGGCGACGAGGGTCGCGCCCTGGCCGGGGGCCTGGGGCTGACGTTCGGAGTTGAAGGCGCGGCGGAGTGTGTTCATGCCGCCAGTGTCGGCGGCATGAACAGAGGAGGGAGTTTCTTAAGAGTTTAAGACGTACCTTGCGAAAGCTCTGACGATTTCTTCCCATTGCGGATCGCCAAAAGAGCTTACCTCATAGTGCTTAGGGAACAATGGCTCAGGATGTCCCAAGCCCTGATCTGTGACATTCACGTGGAACACCTTTTTGTTGTCTACGTGCTCGGCCAGGCGAGCCACCTCATCAGGAGTTAACGCGCCTCCGCGTGTGATCACAAGAAAACAGGTTACGCCTATTCGCAGGTGGCCTAGCGGCATCTGCAAGACCGCTCTAGTCGTTCCGGCACCCAGCTTGATCCGTTGAGCCCGGATCAAGTTTTGTATGCGCATTGATGTGCTGGAGCCAAAATCAGATCCTAAGTCCATTACCTCACAGCAATGATTTGACCACCGTTGATAGCCGTAGGGCTCTGGGGACAGCTCTTCAGGTGATGAGCAGGCTTCTACGAAAAGTTCGCCAAGCTGGGAGAGCCTCACACCATCTACGAAACTCTTAGCGTTCAGGGACACAACGGCCAGGTGCTGAACGGTTCCCGCCTCGTATCCGGTCAGAAAGTCTTCTGCTTTAAGTGAACCGCTACCTTCAGCCATCAAGTTATTCTTCGTTACCACGTAGACCCGTCTCAAGTAATCCAGATACTCCCAGCTCAGATCGCTCAAAGACAGAATAAAGTGCCTCCTCCATTGCTGCTTGACATGACCTCTCGCAATCGAGTGCGTAAGTTCGGCATAAGCCCCAGTCTTCTCCTCTTCAATGTCCCGAACGCAGGCGGCCAGCAAGGCGTGAAAGTCGGCGTTTTCAACGACTGAAGCAGCATCCTCACCTGTTTCTAGATTTATAGGGTCTGGTCGATTTAGCAATCGACTGTGGAACTCCAAAAGACGGCGCTCGTTCCTCTCGCTCACCCAACCCTGCATCTTCTCCATGACTGCTGCAGCGGCTGACAAGCCTACAGCCCCATACGGTCCTGTTATCAGCCCCGAGCCGACGTCAGCCGCCTTTATAAGGCCCGAAACCAGGGGGCTATTCGCAACCTTTGCGGTTTTGCCAGTCAACTTGTCCATGCACCGCTCCCATCAATAAGCGCCATCGCTGATCTAACGCGGGTCTAACGCGCCTTCCGCATCATACCCGCGACCAAGGTATCAATGGAGCTTGGAAGCCTCTTAAAAAGCCGGGTTTTCAATGCGCTGAAATAGGCCCAATCAGGTACTCGGCGATGATTGCCAACACCTCGGGCTCGTCTTCGGCCGACAGACCCAGATAAGGACGGGCTGGCATCTCGACCGACCGGGCGCCATGGGTCACCCACTGGCTAAATTTGGCATGCTTCTTCTTCACGAAGCGATTTCCCACCATCCCACCCGACATCTTGAAGTGCACCTGTTGGGAACGGGCGGCGTGCTCGACCTTGCCGCCGAATTGGTGGATGGCGCCATAGGGACGGTCGGTGCCGAACGATAACTCGTTGTCGCTGACCTGATGGCGCAGGGTATCGAGCAGCGCGCCGGTTTCGCGCAGGATCTTGCCGCCACTCTTCTTACGGGCCAGGGTGCGCGGTGACAGCGGCGCCCAGGGCGAACCATCCGGGCCGACCTGGCGGCGCGCTCGATCTCCGGTCGATTGGTGCAAGTACTCGGCAATGTCGAGCAAGGGCGTGTGCAGGGACTCCAACTGTTCGGCCAGTTGGGCCAGCGCCCGTCCTGTCCGGCTGTCGTCGATCACCACGTCAAGCATTGCACCGGCCATGTCAGGCTCCTACTATTGATGGGCGCCCATTGGTTGAGCTGTCCCTGCCAGGACCTCCAAGCCTACGACCAGGGCGGAAACCCCGTGTGGCAGCGCGGGGTTTTTCTTTGCCTGTCAGAAGCCTTCGTAATCGTCAGTCATCGAGCGTGCCTCTTCTATAGATCCGCACGCCGAGGCGCAGCTGCTCCAGGTATTCGGGATTGCCCGCGTCCGGTGCGAAGGTAGTGATACCGGCCCAGCCGTCACTACCTACTTCAAAGACCGCCAGGGCGGGGACGGACTCACCCTCTACCTGGAAGCGACTGATGTAGCGGCGCCGCACCACGGCCTTGCTCTGGGCGTACTGCCATTCAAGGCGCACCCAGATCTCGTCCGGCTCTTTCAGCGCATCTGCGAGCAGCAGCAGCTCGCGTGCGTGACCGCGCTTGCTGACCTTGAGTGCGCCGGTTTTGGCATTGGTGAACAGCTCGCGGCCGATAACCACGGCATCGCCTGTTTTGTCGCGAAACACTGCTGGAGCGGCCTCGGTCGCGCCGAACTCTTCCAGGAAGCGGGCCATGTACTGCTCGTCGGTCTGGCCACTGGGCAGCAGCCGGTCGGCGCTGGCCGAGCGAGGCTTGGGCAGCGGCCCCGGCGGGCGACGATTGGGCAAGCCAGCACCCTGGGCCGAACTGGAGCGGGTGCCCGGCTCGGGCAAGGGGTCATGTGCACGCAACGGCGGCACGGCCGAGGACAGGCGAGACTGACCGGGCGCGTACTCGAACCCCGGATCAATGCCCTTGGGCACGCGCACCGTGCGCGCCCCGTTGGGACTGGTGACGCCGATGGTGCGGTCTTCGTACTCGACCTCGGGCGCGGGGCCGACGCTTAGGCCTTGGCGCTCCACGTCGCGCTCGCTAACCATGTATTTCTTGCACTTACAGCCCCAGCCGTTCTGGGGACTGTGGCTGGACCACCACGGATCGTCGAGCGGCAGCACCGTGCCGTCCCAGGCCAGATGCTGTGGACGCGGGTGCGCGCTGTCTCCGTGACGGTAGAGTCCATAGGGACGACGCTTGCGCAACTCCGGGTCGGCCATCTGCGCCTCCCGACCCGCGTTGTAGGACTGGCGCAGGTTGGTTTCCCAGATGACCTGGGTCCGCCAGCCACGCCCGCCGTTGTACTGCCAGCCATGCTGCTGGACGATCCGGTCAAAGTCGGTACGGAACTGCTCCAGGGTGCCGCCTGCCGCGATGGACTTCTCGACGGCGCCACGCATATCGGCCAGCAGATCCCGCTTAGTCGCGCCGGCCACGACGAAGGCCCAGTCGTGCTCAGCCGTATAGACGTCAGTCCAGGCGCGGGTCGGCAGGTCCGTCTTGCCGCGAAAGAAGTCGATCTGTTCTTTGAATGGAAGCGATCCATGGCTTACAGCCATCTGCTATACCTTTTATTTGGTGTACATCTAGCGACAAAGCCATGACGTAAGGAGAAAGACATGCACGTAGAACCGCCCGTCAAATTCAGCTCTCTTGGCTTCTATCCGAAATGCCCTAAGTGCGGCTTAGAAGACATCAAGGTGGCAATAGACGACCATCTTCACGGATGCAACGGCCCATATGAGGTCGTCTACTGCAACGATTGCAAAACCTTCCTAGGCTGTAGCCTGACGGCTACTAAACTGGCTGACTAAAGCCCCCTCAGCACGTCATATCGCCCAGCCAGACTAGCCGCCGCCATCCCATCGGCCATGGCGTCGGCGAGCTGGTTGGCGCTCATGTCGGGATAGGCCTCGATCAGCCGATCCCGGAACTCTCCCAGGCTGCTCACTGAATCCAGCAGCTCGCGCAGGGCGTCCACCATGTCGTCCAACGGTGCGGCCGTGGCCTGGGTCAGGGTCTTGACCTGGGCGTCCACGATGTCCGGCACGTCCACAGCCTTGCCCGGCTGCTCACGGTTAGCAGCGGTGGCCACGGCAGCCGCGGCCGGCTTGCCCAGGATCTCGGCGTCCTTGCCCGGCTCCGGCAGGCCGAACTTGTCGCGGATCACCGATTGCTCAATGCGCAGACCCAGCGGCACGAAGGCGCTGACGGCCTTGATCAGCAACTCCAAATTTTCCGGTTGCGGGACATCGATCACCAGGCGCGGATAAGGCCGGCCCGGCGCAAAGTTCAGATCGCAGAACGGGCGTACGAACTGGCGGTTAAGGGTGTTGGATTCGGCCTTGGCGTCGGCCTCCAGCAGATCCAGGCGCACCTCGTTATGCACCTTGGCCTGGGCGAGGCTCGCGCCGTCGTCGGCGCTCATGGTCTGGCCCACGATGGCCTTGGACATCTGCTTGTCCCACCACTCGGCCAGACCCTTGAAGAAGTCTCCCGCGCCATTAACGTTGGCCGCCTGCTGGAAGTCGATGCGCATGGACTCGGGGATCACCGCGCCTGCATCGCTGCCGAGGTTGGCCACCGCCGACATCAGCACGCCGATGTCGTCCTTGCTGGCATTCGGACCGTAGCGGCCCACGCGCATGGGGATGCCGTAGATGTCGGCAAAGCCCATCCAGTCCTTCCAGGTCCAGGCCTTGCACATGTAGGCCACAGCGGCGAGCCTGGCCAGGCCGCCCCGAATCGGCAGGCCCGTACGCAGGCGCGGCCGGTGGACGACGAACTTATAGGGCGCCAGGGCGATGCCGTTCATGACGTCGGCTTCGTCTTGCAGACGTAGCTCCTGGCCGGTCTCGCGGTCGAACTGGAAGAAGCGCGGGTCGCGCCATTCGAAGCGCTCGGGCATCCAGGTTGCGCCGGATCTGTCCCAGATGATCTCGGCCACGCTGTAGCCCTTGCTCAGGGCGTCAGTCAGATCGGTGGCCATCTCGCCGAACTCGGGAGCGTCCACCACCTCGCGCAGGGCATCGGCGCGGCGCATGTCTTCCTTGTCGTCGGTGGCGGCCTCCACGCGGATGTTCAGCCCGGCCAGGGCGAGCTTGCGCGTGCCCAGCACCGAGGCATAGTGCAGGTCGCGCTCTTCCATTTCCTCGGCCAGGGTCAGGTAGTCGCGGGCGTCGCCCTCGGCAGCCGCCTGGAGCAGACTGGCCAGGCGACCCGGCGTGAGGCCACTGGCCACCGACTGGTGCCAAACCTGGCGCACGCCGGTCAGCCGCGGGGCGGCCACTTCGGTGGTGAGCTGGTCGTATTCGATGGGGCGGCCGAATTGATCGACGATAGCGGAGCGGGCCATTACCAGATGCCTTTCTGTTGGTTCCAGCCGGCCCCGCGCTTGATCTGGCGATCATGCACGGCGTTGGGCGGAACACGGTGGTGTTCGAAGATTTCCACTTCCTGGCGGCTGGCGAAGTCGGCCAGCACCAGGGCCACCCCGGCGTCACCGTGGCGCTTGGCGCCGCCTTTCTCCGTGGTGCGTTGCTCGGGGATGCGGGCGACACCTTTCACGACCCGGAAAGCGCGGATGTCGCTTGTGACGTCCTGGTCGGCCGGGATGCCGTGCAAGGTGTCGTCCTCAAGCGCGGCCTTGAACGGGGGCATGTTGTCGCGATACCAGCCCTCGGTGAGCATGACCTGCTCGATGCGGTTGTGACCGAACTCCACCGCCGCGCTCTCGGCGATCTGCTGGCCGTTGCCTCGGGCGTCATGGGCGCCCTTGAGGAAGTTAGGCAGGCGGCGGACCAGGTAGAAGAGGATCTGCTCCTGCTGCTTGAAGGGCACGTTGCGCAGCTCGACGGTAAAGGGCGTGCCCTTGCGCAGATCCTGGGCCTTGATCAGCGGCCAGATGACCGACAGGTCGCCCGAGCGGGCGAAGTCCATCCCATAGAACGACTGGACGCCCTGGGTTGGTAGGGCATCCAGCAGCGGCCGCAGCTCGCGCTCGCACCACTCCAGGGAGTCGGCCAGGCGGCTGTACTCCGGCGCCGTCTCATAGCCCTGGGGGTACGCAAGGCGCCGCACCGGCACCTCGCGGCTAGTGCGGGACTCGACCAGGGCGAGGGACAAATAGGCGCCGCCGCCCTGGCTCGGGATGCAGTCCAATTCCTCGCTGGCCGCCTCGCCATAGAAGCCGTAGACGTCCTGGACCCAGGCGTCTTCCTCGGCCTGGACGTGGGGGATGCCCTTGCGCAGGCACACGCGGGTGTACAGGCCATCGGCCACGGCTTCGCGAAAGGTGCAACGGAAAACCACGCCCTTACGCTTACCCGCGCGGATCTCCTCGACCAGCTCGTTAAAGGCGTTCTCGGTGCCATCGTGGGTGCTGATCACATGGACCTCACCACCCCAGATCAGTAGCGCCAAGGCCGCCTTCAGCAGCTCGGCCAGGTCGGCATGGAAGGCCGCCTCATCGATCACGACGATACCCTGGCGACCGCGCAGGTTGCTTGGCCGGCTTGTCAGCGCCACGATGCGCTGGCCGCTGGGGAATGTGATGGTGTACGTCTTGATGTGCTTATCCGGGTCGGAGTCCGGCCATATGCCTTCCTCTATCTCGCCGGCCGCGTAGTTGAAGGCCCGCGCCCACATGGCACAGGCCTGGATGTACTCAACCGTCATGTCCTGGTTGTAGCCCAGGTAATAGACGTTCATCCCGCCAGCCGACTTCGCCGAGGCGGCGACCAGGACGTTATCGGCGGCCTCGGCCCAGGTCAGGCCGATTCGGCGGCTCTTTTCACCAACCTTGAGCGGGGCACGAATGCCGATCCAGCCCTTTTGATAGTCGAGCAGCACCGCTGGCACGTCGACGATCTGGCCGACGCTGGTGATGTCGGCCAGGGGGGAGCGCTGGTAGGGGATGGCGGAGCGGGTGGCGGTCACTGGCTACCCTCCAGTTCGAAGGGGGCCACGATCTCCTGCAGGCGCTGGCCGCTGACCTGGTGGTAATACTCCGTCAGTTCGATTCCGGTCCAGGCGTAGCCTTCCAGGCCAGCCGCGACCAAGGTCGTGCCGCTTCCGGCGAAGGGATCAAGGATGCGGCCACCCGGCTCGCAGATCTTCACCACCTGGCGCATCAGATCGGTGGGCTTGCCGGTCATGTGGAACTTGTCGTTTCGGCGTATCGGCTCGCGGAAGACCCCCGGCAAGATGGGGGCTGGGCGATCCATCGGCAGCCCACCCTTGCTGCCCCAAACGATGTATTCCGCCTGGGCGCGAAAGCGGCCCTTCTGTGGCCGAACGCCTTCTGTCTTGTCCCATACTGCGATTCCGCGCCAGGTGAAGCCGGCCGCCTGGAGCGCGTCAGTCGTCATGGGCAGCTGGCGCCAGTCGGTGAATAGGCAGACCGGCGAGCCTTCGCGCAGGATGCGGAAGCACTCCAGCAACCAGAGGGTGCACCAAAGCGTCTGGGAGCGCTGGTCACGGTTATCGCCTGTAAATTCAGCGTGCCGCGTCTGGCCGCCACTCTGTATGTACTTCGTGCATGGCGCCTGCTGACGCGCCCCAACGTGCAAGCCACCGCTGGAATACGGCGGGTCGGTAATCAGGGCATCATGTGAATTGGTCTCCAGCGACCGCAGCACCTGCATAGCATCGCCCTGGTGCAATGCATTGGGGCTCTGGCTCACGAGGCCACCCCCAGGATCTCGCGGCGGATCTCGGCCACGGTCTCGGCGTTCAGCCCACCTTTCTTGGCGATTTGATCAACCTTGGCCGCTGCCGCCTCGGCACGGGCACGGACCTCAGCTTTCCATTTGGCCTGGACGACGCTCGCCCGGCCCAGCTCGGCGACCGCCTTCGCCACCTTGGGCAGATCGATCTTGCCGCCCTCGGCCATCAGCAGCTTGAACAGGTGTTCCTGGACCAGGCGCATCAGCGCTTCGTTGACGGCGCCCTCGTCGTCGGGTGCGGCCTGGACGACCGCCTTGGCCTGCTCGGACGAAAGCTTGAGCGCGGCCAGCTTGTCCTCGAACCCGGACCCATAGCGGTGCAAAGCACTCTTGCCGATCTGGTAGCCACGCGCCTCCAGCTCGGCCGACAGGGCCTCGTAGCCGGAAAAGTTCGACTCGACCAGCGCCTGATCGAGCCAGGCTTTCACCTGGGCCGGGAGGCCGGCCACCTTTGAGCGGGGCGGCATGTCAGCCCCAATACTTTTCCGGGCGGGCGATACCCGGCCGGCATTCGATGGTGTACTCCGCGATGTCCACGCCGTAGTGGGTGAGCCCGCAGATCCAGACGCCGTTCGGCTGCTTGTTCAGCGTCACTAGAGAGCGGTCGGCCAGATAGTCCAGCTCGCGCCGAATTTCCATGGTGGTGGCATCGGGATAGATGCCCTGGATGGTAGACAGCACCACCGCCTCATGAGGGTCTACGGGGCGGCTGGTGTTGAGGGTCAGCAGCAAATACCAGCGCAGGGATTCGCGCCGCGTCTTGGCCGGGTCAATCATGTTCATTGGCGCGCTCCTTTCAACTGGGCGTTTTCAAGTCTCAGGGCCACAGCGTCGAGCTTGGCTTCGATGACGGTCTGGTTACGCACGTAGTCCTCACGGCGGACGTAGTGCAGCGGCATCTCGCCGCGCAGGCGCTCCACCCCTAGCTCAACCTGGCGCAGGCGCTCGGAGTCCAAGGCCACGGCCTTGTAGCGCTCGTCCATGGCGGCGAAGCGCTGATCAAGCCGGCGCTCGGTCTGGAGCAGCAGCAGGCGGAACAGGGCGCCGAACGAGCCCAGCAGGCTCACGCCCCCTAAGGCCAGCTGCCACACCGGAATCTCAATGGTCGTCATCAGCGCGCCATCCGCTCTTGATAGCCCTGGCAGGCGACGCAGCGCACCACACCTGGCACTACGACCCGGCGCGCCTCGGGAATGGCCTCGCCGCAGCCTTCGCAGTGGGTCGCCGACGGGCCGGCGTGGAGTGCCTGGGCGGCACGGTGGGCATCGAGCGCGGCCTCGCGGCGGGCTTCTTCCAGGTCGGAGGCGTAGTCAGTGACGTCCATAGGTGGTGTTCCAGTCGATGAGGGCGTTGAGCTGGGCGCGGCAGGCCGAGGCGGCCTCGGCGTTGCGGATGTGATTGGCGAGCAGTAGCGCTGGGGTCAGGGTGCTGGCGAGATCGTCATGAGCGCCGGCTCCGCTGGCCGGCGCATCAGCTCGGCCGGGGGCGGCGCCGGTAGGCAGATCGGCGCCACTGGTGGGGGCGACGCCGAGGGCCTGGTTCCACAGCCGGCCAAAACCGAGAGTGAACACAGCAGCAGGCAGCGGCTCGGGCGACGCATCCAGGGCGCGCCGATAAAGGGTAGTGACACGGGCGATTTCTCCGGTGAGGCGTTCGGCGGTGGTGCGCAATTCGGTCTTTTTGGCATCGAGCGCCAGAGCCAGGTCGTTGCCGCGCTGGACCTCGACGGCTAGGCGTTGGGCAGCCTGCTCGGCAGCGGCTTGGCCTGCTTCGGCCTGGGACTGCCGTTCCTGGGCGTGCTGTCGCTTGAGGTCGGCCAAGTCGGCTTCGCCCTGGGTCAAGGCGGCGGCATAGCCCTGGGCGTAGCCGTCGCGGTGGTTGAGGTGGAGCCCCAGCACGATGAGTGCGAGCAGGGCCAGCCAGAGCAGCAGGGGCACCAGGGGCTTGAGCAGGTCTCTCATGAGCACAGCCCCTTGCCCCAGCCAGCGGCCACGTACAGCGGCTCCCAGCGCTTGAGGATCTGGCGGGGATAGCCCCGGTTCTCTCGGAATGCAGCGGCCGAACGTCCCGCGTTGTGTCGCTCGACCGATCCGAACCAGATCAACGGATCGGCGCCTTTTGCCGAGGCCAACTTGCGGTCGCGGATCAGCCAGCCGAGGCCGCCGTTGTATGAAGAGAGAAACATGCCCCCTTGCTCGCAAGGGGTACGTGCCCTGATCCGGTCGGCTAGCCAGCGGTCGTAGCTGACCAGCGCCATCAGCGACCAGGCTGGGTTGTAGGGCTCGACGTCGCCCAGCGTTTCCGGGAACAGCCCGGCGAGCCAGGTGGCGGTCGTGGGCATCACCTGGCCCAAGCCTTGCGCACCCACGGGGCTCCGGGCGTCGAACCGCCAGCGCGATTCCTGATGCACCTGTGCGGCGAAGGTCGCCACGGGAGCATCCAGCCCCCACTCGGCCTGTGCAATGCGGGTCAGGTCGCGGCGGTACTGCTGGGCGTCGTCCGGGATCTCGGCGTAGGCCGGGCTGGGCATGGCGTTGCAAAGCACCGTCAGCACAGGCGCGGCGAGCAGCCAAAGGGCAGATTGAAGCGTTAGCCGACGGCGCATGGTCAGAGCCCCAGCGTCAGGCCGAGGACGCAGGCCAAGACGACCAGTGCCCGACGGATGCCCGCCCACGGCTGGTGTACGCGCATGACGCGATCCGGCCGGGCGTAGGGGAACAGCGCCCGATCCAGCCAGTAGCCAAGCACACCGCCGCCAATGACCAAGCTGGCCTTATAGAGGACAACCGGCAACTTGCTCGGGGCAATCGAATAGAGCAGCACCAGCAGAACCAATGTGATCAGGCTCCAGTTAGTCAGGCGTGGCGTGCGGGGACGCCGAGGGGTGTAGTTCACGGGCGAACCTCGCGGGTGTGATTGAGGGCGGCACGGGCCGCAGCAAGCCCGGCCGCCGCAGCGGACGAGTTGCCGCGATGACGCGGTAGTTCTCGATAGGGGATGGTCACGGGTGCGGTCGGCTTGGCCTGGGGGCGCAACTGCTCGCGAGTTGCGACGAACTCACTGACGCGCTGATCGCCTGCCCGCACATGAGCCAGGACGAGTTCGCGCCAGGCTGCCGGGCATTGCGCCAGCAGTTGTTCCCGCATGGCGGGGCCAGCTTCAAGAATCAAGCTGGCCCAGGCACGGGGCGATGTGGGTGTTGCGGAAGTGGTGGCGGACATTGCGCGACCCCGGTTGAGAACTACCGGGCTAGAGTCGCGCTGGGAGGGAGTTGGTTGAGTTTCTTAAAGGCTTAAGAAAAAGCCCGCATTGCGCGGGCTTAGAGTTTTCTAACTTCGAGAATAAATTTTATATCCTCTTCCGACTTCCCTTCCTTCCTGAGCGCGTCCGTTATCTCTTCGTCTGTTTCTGGCTGCGGGTCGTCGTAACCCAAATCCGGGTTGCGGATATTAGCGGCGCACTCACTGGCGTCTTCTTTCAGGATGCGCTTTGCCTCTGCCAGCTCCCTCGCTGAGGGTTGCTTGTTGAAGCAAGAGGCGTTGATAGAGTTGACGTCCAGAAGCATTTGTCGGCAGGCCGAGTACACGAACCGTGCGCGGTATTTGAGATGGTTTACCGGCTGGCGGTCCAACGCTTTGTCGATGTCATGCATCACCTCGGATTGTTGCGCCCAGTCCTGCGCGCGACATGCCTTCAGCGACTTCTCAACCAACTTGATGGCCAGGGCTCGATTGCTTTTCGCTTCGACAGCGGCCTCTTTATCGCTAACCGCCTTTTCGACATCCGCCGTACTGGTAGCGCCTACCGTAGTCAGGCTGTAGGCCATGACCACAGCAACGAAAAGCAATCGTCCCTTCAATGTAAAGTCCCTTCACCGAACCCGAACAAGTCAGGCTCATTGCGTCTATGCAAGGCCCGTTGGCGGGCGATGATCGCATAAACGGTCGGGGAAGTGATCTTGTACTTACGCACCAATTCTAGCGGCCCTATGTTGTGGTCCCGCCAGTCCCGGAACAGTGCAGCGTCACGAATAGCGTTCTGTAAAGCCGTCCCGCGTGGCAGGTAAAGCACCGAGCCCCCCATGGTATTGCAGATAGCGAAGACGACCGCTCGGGCCAGTTCCGCTGCCTGCTCAGGATTGTCGGCCAGTCGCTGGACTAGCTCGGCCTCGGCGATCTCCACCATCTCCTTGAGCGTGCCCTCCCAGCGATGCTTGATTGCCGGGTCGTCCATATTGGCCAGCACTCGCGCCGGGTCCAGTTTGTCCGCATCGTTCTCGAACAGCTCACCATTGCTCATTTGCCTGGCCTCCCATGCCGCTCTGCATCTTTGGCCAAGGCCGTGACAACTCCGCCGAGCTGTTTGGCATCGAGCCACTCCAATCGCTCGACCTTGTAGAGCCGTTGCGCCAGGGCATCGGCATAGTCCCAGGGGCGCTTGGCCTCGGCGAGTTGCGCCTCGATCTTGCCGACCAATTTCTGCCGGTCTGCCGCCGCGTTCGGCTTGGCCCGGCCGGGCTTCGGCTTCCAGCCCAGCCGCTCGAACTCGCTGAGTACCGCGCCGACCTGGCGTGGACCGAGATCCTTGGCCGAGGTCACGCCCGCTACCCGTGCCAGCATCGCCCGATAGCTGTCGTCATCCATGGCCAGCTCTTTCTTGGCAATGTGGATCTTGCTCAACTGCTGGTTACGTCTATTCATGCCGCCTCCCATCCACCAGTGCCGCGAACGCCGCTGGATCACGACGGGCCAGGGTGGCCGCGCCGTGGATCAGCAACGTCAGGGCTTCGGCGTCCTCTTCGAATTGACCGGCCTCGCAGATCCGCTTGAGGGCGGCGCGGGTGCCGGCACCCATTTCCAGCGTGAACCGCTCGGCTCCTATGGCCACGCGGCGCGCCTTGATCCGGTCTCGCCGGGCTTGCTGGCGGTTGCGGGCCAGGCGCTTTTTGCGGTCGGCTGGAGTTTCTTGCGTCATCGTTTGGCTGCTCATCAGTACCGGACCACCACGCCCGGCAGACCATCCCCGGCCAGGCCGGGGCGGTTTCGCTCAGTGCAGCACCCTCGAAACACTGGTGTTATTGGAAACCAGGTGCTTACGCAGGGAGTTGAAGTTGGTCCAGACGGGCGAGAAATACGTCCACCGTCTCTCCGTTAGTCTGTTTGCCTCTCTCTTCCCCCAGACCTTCCGAGTCGCCTCTATTTCCTTCTTCGAGTACAGCGCCGAGGTGACTGGGCGTAGGAATCGGCGGGCCTCTTCATGGGTAGGCTTGTTGTCTTCGGCAGCGGACCACTTGCCATTGAAAACGCCATTCACGTAAACCATGGTCGCCCAGCGCTTACGCTTGCCGTCCAGTTCCTGGCAGAGAGTCAGCTCGTACTCATCGCACTGAAGCTTCATCGAACCCCAGGGCATGGTCATCATTTCTTTCAGCGCATCCCAATCTGCTTCTTCCATCCCCGTCTCCGGCTGCTCATCAGTACCCGGCCACCACGCCGAGCAGACCGCCCACTCGGGCGGTTTCGCATTAGTGGATAGTGGGATTGGTTTCCAGCAGCTCGTTGTAGGCCTTGCACGCTTCGCAGTCGCAGCCGGGACGGCCAGCGGTGACAGGGAGCGGGATACGGTCCAACAAGCGGGCATTGATCATCATCGAGTGAGCAACCCGACCAGCGGCCGACTCGTGCATGAGGGGCTCGTTGTCGCAAACGACAACGACGCCAGTGGGGGTGTCTTCGACAGTCAGGGTGAACTTGGACATGAGTACTTCTCTCTCTCGTATTCTGTAAGCGACGTGCTGAATCAGTGCAGCGTGGTAGCGGCCTGCGCCACGGGGGCGCTGGCGATGTCGAGCGGGATCGGAACGTACTGGTCTGAGTCCCCCACGCGCTGATACACGCGGATGTAGCTCTTGGAGCCCACGACTTGGACCGCATCGCTAATTGCGGCCATGGCCCGCTGCCAACGTGCATCGCTGATCTCCAGCCGGCGCAGGGCCAGCACGCGGCCGGTGCTGATCTCACCCTCCTTGTCGGCACGGAAAGCCTCGTTGACGATCACCCGCACCTCACTCCGGGCATCCTGTGTCCACTCGGCCAGACATTCATCGATCAGGGCGCGAGCCGCCTGGAGACGCTCGTCGAACTTGATCGCGTCCTGGGCGGCCTGCACTACCTTGTAACGCCCGTCGAACGACAGCAGGGTCACGTTGCCCTTACTGCCGCCCAACTTCGCGCCGTACTGCTCGGCTGACAGATCCACGAAGGCCTTGATGTCGCCGAATGCGTTTGCTTTGAACTCTGCCAGCACTTGGGCAACGGCCTGGGCCTTCTGGACCAGCTCGGCCACCAATGCGTCGCGAGCCAGGTCGATGGGTTTGATCATGTCCTCGGGCACCAGGCGGCCCTTGGCGTCTTGGCGGAAACCTTCCGGGATGGGGGTATTCATTGCGGTTGTTGCTCCGTTTCTGTCGTGGGGGCCAGGCCTTTGAGCCGGGCCGTGATGTCGGCGATGTGGCGCCGCCCATTGATACGTTGCGCTTCGCTCACTTCTGGCTTGGGCAGCGTCGCCCAGCCCTTCGGCGGCGGCATCTGTCGCAGCAGCGCAGCCGGTGCCGGCCAGCGCTCGCAGGTGGCGAACAGCGTCGAAAAAGCGGCCTGGATGCGCCAGGCGTCGCGGTCCTCCTCCCAGCTCCGGCCCCGCTCCAGGGCCACCAGCCAGACGTCGAGAGTCATCGTGATGGCATCGGCGGCGGGGGCACCGTCCAGTCGCAGGGCAACCAGGCCCTTTAAACCCTGAACGACGGCCCGCTCTAACCACTCTTCAACCACGGAGACGCCCCTCCAGCGCCGCCATAGCCGCCGTGGTCTGGCTCACGGGACGGATAGGCAGACGCGAGGCATCCTCGCGAACCACCACCGCCGCGCCGGCCTGGGGTTGGTACTGGGTCATGACCTGGTACAGCCAGCCATGCCCCTTGAGCGGCGTTACCAGTCGTCCCGCCTCACGCGCAGCTAGGGCCTGCTCGATGGCCCAGGCCCAGCAGGCCGGGGGCGCTTCGAACACCTGGCCACCGCGCTCAATGCGCTGGGCTTGCAGGTCCGGCAGCAGTTCGGCGAGCAGCTTGGCCACACGATCCATCGTCAGCTCGCGCGACTCCGGCCGGAATAGGCCGAGGTAGCGGATCAAGGCATTACCCACGGGACCGGACAGTTTGAAGGCCACGCCCAGGGCCTCACGGGCGCCGTCGTGCGCGATCAGCGCATCCAGGGACAGGGTGGTGCCACAGTTCGGGCAGCGGGTGCGCATCAGTGCAAACCCTCCAGGACCGGGACGGCCCGGATGCGGAACGACTGGAAGTCGGCAGCCGCCTGGGCGGGATGCTTCTCCCACCACTCGATCAGTGCCTCCGTCCATTGACCGTCATCACCGCTGGCAGGGCGTGCAAGGTTGTAGGCGCGGAGGTGTCCAGCAAAGCACTCCGCCTCAGCCAATCGAGCAAAGCATTTGATCGGAAACAGGTTGATGCTGACCGCTTCGACTAGCCATTCTTGGTTTGCGAACTGCGCCTCAGATTGCGCGTTAGATTGCCCATCAGCTGAACAAAACTCGCCATCTAGCGTCATAACTACCGTAGCTCTGCCCAGCGATTCTTTTCTGGCGAAAAAAAGCTCAAGCACTTCCGCACGCTGCTCAGCGTTGCGATATGACTTAGCAAAGCCCACGCACTGGCCCTCACGATGCAACTGGATCATGCCGCGACCGGCGATGTGGATCTGGATCTTAGGCACACAGCGATTCTCAGTGAGTTGCATGGGTGGCACCTGCGCAATTCGGGTTGAAGGGGCAATGCTGGCAAGCACGCCAGTGCTGCATCTGCATCGGGTTGTGCGTCGGCGCGGACCGGTCGCGGAAGGTTTGGCACTGCGCCACCGTCAGGGTCTCGCCCAGGGCGATGCAGTCAATGCGGCCGAGGACATCCATCACGCGACGTTCGACACCAGCCGTGCTCGGGCTCGAGTACTTGTTGGCCAGCACCAGGCTGACGGCGGTACGGCTCATGCCGATCCGGGACGCGGCGCGGGTGCGGTCAGTGGCCCGGACCTCTGCGGCGAGCAGTACGACGAATTGAGGTGGGGTCGAGCCCCAGGCGGTCAGGTCAACGTGGGTCATTCCGCTAGCTCCAGTTGGATTCGTTGAAGTAGCCCAGTGCTGGTAACTCCACGTTGCTCCATCAATTCGGTTAGTAGCGCCCGCATACGCAGGTTCTCTTGCTGCATGTCGTTAGTAGGTTCCGACTCAACGGGTACACCGCCCGCCAGTCTTCTGGAGAAGACCACCTCATCCTTGTTCGGATCGAAGACCTGTATAGACTCATGGCGCTGTACCACTGGATGACGTGGGCCGGTATAGCCATTGGGTGCCAGTCGGTAGGTGACAGCGCGCTGGTGGTCGTAGGATCGAGCGATCACATAACCAGCACGGGCAAGCGTGGAGTAGTAGTTGGTTGCATACGATTGGGTGACACGTACGCCTCCAACACTCGATACCTCTGCCGCTTCGGCAGCGGTCAATTCGCCCATGATGCGCAACGTTCGCCACAGGTTTTCCAGAGCCTGGCCATGCACGTGGCGCTGACCCCTAACATTCAGGCGCGGGTGTTCTAAACCTTCGTCTAGGATCAGCGCCCAGCGTTGTTTGTCACGGGCTGCTCGATCCAGCGCTTTGATGATCTTGGCTTTCCCCATCGCGCGAATGTAGGCCATCACTGTGCCCAGCTCTTGCTCGGTGCTTTGGGCAACCTCTTCGCCGCTAAAGCTTTCGCGCCGATCACGGATGGCCTCCCACATAAGCTGACGAGGTTCTTTGCCACCAACCAGTCGAAGGCGTACTGATTTGCCCATCAGCGAGCCCTCCGAACAGGAGCTTCGCCGGTAAACCAGCCGCGCTTACCCCAAGCCGCCAAATCCACTCGCTCAAGCATCATGGCGGAGGCTTCGCTATTCACCTTGTAAAGGTTCACCGCTGCTCGACGTAGACAGCCGCCAGTAGCGCGTCCCAGGTCTTCGAGCAGATCATCGGTCACCTTGAGCTGTGGGTAGTTGGCAGTCGCCAGTTGCCGCAGATCGTCAAGCGATGCAGGTTGTGCGGGCACCCATTCGAGAACGCGATTGTGTAGTCGTTCAAGCCTGGCCAGCGATCCTGGCACCCGCTCTTCACCGATCAGCACGATGGTCCCCTGACTCGCGTTATAGAGATCCGTCAGGACGTTGGCGATGGCCTTATCGAGCATGTATTGAACGTCATCGACAATCAGAGGGCGCATAGAGCGGGAAAGCTGCTCTGCGATCTGGTCCATCATGTCGCTCAGTGTGCGGCCAGGGGCGATGGCCATATCTTTCAGGACGGCCAGCAGAAAGGCTTTCTTGGACCAGGTATCGCGGCACTCGACGTAATACGCTCTGTGCAGATTCGCGGCATAGGAAGCGGAGACCGACTTTCCAAGCCCGCTGGCACCGTACATGACGACCAGGCCTGGCAGGCCCGCTGGGCGCGCCTGTGCGCGCTGCAATGCGCCTCCTAGCAGCCCAACATTGGTTAACGCAACGACTTTAGTTACACTCACTTTGCTTCTCCTTCTGGCGTGCGCTCACACGCCGACTGCTATAAACGCGGGCCGCTCAGCCCGCGTGCTTTTCGAATCCTTCCATCAGCTCGCGCTGATAAATAAGGTCTGGGTGAGTGGCGTACCGCTCCCACCATCTAGCCTCATCCGCGTTCAATACCTCGCCCGCAGCTTGACGCTCGTCTAGCTTTTTCCAGAGCCGGTAGCGCTCCACGTCATTTCCAGGGATCTCGAATATGGGCTGTTGCGCCTGCATCTCCCTCGCAAATTCAAGCGCGGCGGTAAGCTCCGATGCGGGTAGATTTGCGCTTGGCGAGGTCGTTGGCGCTATCATTTCCACGCGATTGCCGGTCAGTGTTTCCACTTTGTCGATGGCCCTTTTGTACTGACCTTGCAGGCGCTTCTCACGCGCTTGCTCAACCATGGTCATTGGCATGTAGTCAGTGCTGTTGCCGTCGAGCAGGGCTTCTCCGATTAGCTCGCCTTCAATGCTGTACGCCCACACACGGCCAGCATCTCTAACGTCGTAGGCCATGCGAATTTCTTGTCCGTGAAAGGCCGTTAGATCGCTTAGGAAATAGGTGGCTCCAGCCCATTGAATCTCTCCGCGTCGAGTGGTTCGCGTGGTTTGAGGGCGGATCAATGCTTCGACCATCCGGTCGGATGCCTTCATGGGCGTCCAGCCTTCGTCGATAGCCTGCTGCCAAGCTTCGTCGGGACTAAGATGGCGAAGATTGCCCGTCAGCGGGTCGCGGATCTTCTCTAGGCCTCTATGAGGTGTTTGGTTGTACTCAGCCACCTCGCGCTCAACGCCATCCATGAAGACCACAAACTCTGGTATCAAGCGGGTGCTGCCGTTCTCCCGAAGCTGCTTGCGGCCGATCCGATGCACCTTGGTTCCTGCGTGCTTGTCCATGTCGGCGCCGATATAGCTCGTCACTTTCTTTGCAGCTCGCACCCATATCGTTTGGTGGCCACGCTCAGAGAGACCCCGCGCCTGGCTGTTGTAGGGGAGAGAATGCGTCATGGTGCCGCCTAGGCGATCCACGACCTCTCTAACAGACTCGTTTGCGAAGCCCGATCCGTTGTCGACGTAGAAGATTGCGAACATGCACTCGCGAACGGCTCCTCGCAGCGCGTCCAGCACGCCAATAGCTGACTCCGCTTCGCCTACCGAAAAGCCGACTACGCGACGCGTCGCGACATCCAAAATGGTGGTGATTTCGGGTCGGTACGGCTTGCCGGTGATGGGGTTGATCACCTCGGCATCGAACTTGTGACCGTCGGCTGTGTAGACGTCCCCCGGAAAGAGATTCTTGGTCGAGCGGCGGCGGAACGGTTGCAGCGCTTTGAGGTCCTGCAGGCTCATGCGCCCCCGATTAAGCGCGTCTGGGCTCAGCTTTTTAAGGAAGCGTTGCACGGCGTGAATGCTCGGCACCGTGCCAGTCCACGCGGTGGCAAATTCAGCGTAACTTGCAGCAACCGACGGCTTAGTAGGACGTTGGTAGCAACGCAAAAACGCAATCGACCAATCTGGCATGTCGAGACTCGCTCGCTGACGCAGCGGGGCGAGGGCGATCTCATCTCGATCAGCTGCCCGCCAAACCGAAAGCCAGCGCTTAAGTGTTCTTTCAGATAGCGAGCGGTCAATAGATATGCGGTCGTTGGCAAGTGATACGCGATCTTGCAGGTACGGGTCGAGCGAGCCGTCCACTGCCTGCCGTACCAGTTCTGAGATGGCATCTTTCTGAGACATGACAGCGCACATGCGCTCGATATGCCGACAGAACGCGAGTCGAGCGAGCATCACGCGAGTTTGCTTTTCGTTTAAGCGTGACGTTGATTTGCAGTCACAGCCGCTCGCGGGACCCGAGGGGGATACCTCAGTGGCTTTTTCGGAATCGACATGGAGAGCCTTCGCAATCAGAGCAGCCTGTGTTTCTGCTGGAAGCACAGTTAGCGGGTACTCAGTTGCCTTGGTGCCCACGCGTTTTCGGCCCGGCCAGTGTTCCTTGCCTTTCAGTTGTATTGCTCTCGCAGAGCCAGGCATTCCAGGAAGCCCGGCTAGTTCTTGGGCGGTGAACCAGCTAATCATGGCCGCTCTCCGGATTTACCTGGCCATTTTTGGCTTTATCAAGTTCGTCCTTAGGATCGTTAAAGTCACTAACCGGGCAATATCCGGTATTCTCGCGTATGGAATTCGCGTTAGATTCCGCGCGATTTGGTCGCTGCCTTTTTGGGGTGCCATCCGTGTTCCAGCGCTCCGGCCAGACCTGAATCGGCTGAAGGCCCAGTGCAGACGCGATGGCACGTTCGACACGCGGGTAGGCGTTGCGCTTGGTGCTGCGGATGGCGCGGTCGTTGAGGCTCAGCTCCCGAGCTATAACAGCTCCAGAGGTGCCCCGGACGCGCAATTGGTACTTAATCCACTCCCACCGACGATCTAAATCGAGCGGTACATCGAGCATTTCCATAATTGTGGACCATCTTCCTAGGTGGTTTTTTTTGGCTAGCTAACTGCCGGTTTAGGAGATTGTTAGCCATAAGTGGCTTGGTGGTAAAGCGAAAAATGGCTTTTCTTTTTCGTAGATCGACCAAATGCACGCTGCATTTGGCTAAGATTCGCTCAATTCATTGATTTACAAGGGCTTTTTTTAGAATGCGAAATTTCGTTTTCGCCGACAGATGGACTTCGCTTTCTCAATCCAGGAAAGCGAAGCTATGAGCACGCTTGCAGAACGCATTCGCGAGTGCGCCGAGCTGGTAGGCAGTGGGGACGAGTTGGCCCGGTTGACTGGCATCCCCAGGCGCACCCTGGAGTACTACCTGACGGGAAAGAGCGAGCCGAAAATCACTAAATGCGTTGACATAGCCAAGGCGGCTAAAGTCGATCTCAACTGGTTGGCCTCAGGGGAGGGCGAGCGTGTATCAGCTGCCATGCCTATGGCAGAGGCGACAGTTGACGCTTCGGTCTATGCCTTTATCCCGTTGTACGACGCTCGCATCAGTCAAGGGCATGGCGCATGGAGCGAGGGCGCGCGGGTTCTAACCATGTTGGCATTTACCCGTCATAGTTTGAGGCGCAAGGGGCTTGAGCCTGCACAGTTGGCAGCTGTGAGGGTCGATGGTGACTCAAATGAGCCAATCCTCAGCGATGGCGATACCGTGATGATGGATTTGAGCCGTGATCAGCTTCAGGGTGAAGGCTTTTACGTCATGCGCCTTGACGACCTTCTGTACGCGAAGCGGCTACAGCGCCAGTTTGATGGCGGCATTTCCATCCTGAGCGCCAATCCAGCCTATGCGCCTATGCGTGTCCCGCAAGACAAGCTCGACTCTTTGCATATTATTGGCCGTGTCGTTTGGGCCGGTGGCTGGATGATTTAGAGACAGATGCCAAACAGCCCGCCGAAAGCGGGCTGTTTAGTCGAATATTGATTTCCTAGCAATTTGCGCCTATTTGGCATTCCCGTTTTCGAAGCTATCAATGGAAACCCGCGCCAGTCCTGGCTTTTCCATTTTCTTCCTGCTTCTTCCTCCTTCCTTCCCTCTGTGCCAAAGAGATCACTAACTCACACCTGCGCGAAGCGCGACGCCTGGCCCTGCGCGCCCAGGGTTTCGGTACCCAGCCCAAGGGTGGTGCGGGCCTGGCCGCGCTGTATAGCCAGGCG